TAGGGGATGATCTTGTCCGGGTCCAAACGCACCTCCCCAATCGGCTTGCTGTGCAGCTGGTACTGGCTATCCCACTCGTTGATCGTGCGGGTCTCGCGGCGCCGCTTCTCGAGTTCCGCGCGGTTGAACCGCTCCGGCCAGGCGCAGCCGCGATAGCAGTCGATCAGCCCCTCGGGCATACCGGCGAAGTGCACCTTTCCGCCGATGACCTTGTAATCCTGGCCGCCGACGAGCAGGCACGCACCCTTGCCGATGCCGACGAAGACATATTCGGGAGCGAAGCCGGGGTCGATCACCATCGCCGGCTTGTCGGTGCGGTGCTCCTTCTCGAACATGCGGATGGTCAGGCAGTCCGCGCCCAGCCGCTCCTGCTCGTCATAGAGGCTGTCGTGCGTGTGCGGCGTGCCGACGTAGAGCTTGCGCCCGCCGGGCACCAGAATGTGCGTCTGCTCGCCCAGGCGGTAGCGCAGCTTCTCGCGCGCCTCGGGGTTGCCGATGTTCCGCGGCACCTCGACGTCATCGTTCTGGCACTCGTCCGCCCGCGCGCTGGTGACGTTGGACATGATGCCGCGCGCGTACATGCTGGCATTGCGGGCGTCGTCGGAGCCGTTCACCCACCACTGTTCGACGGGGCCAGGCTTGTCGGGCAGCATGCCCTGGGTGAGCGGATGCTTGCGCAGGATGTTCTGGACGTTGCGACTCGACTTGTAGGCCGTGGGGTCCGCCTCCGACTGCAGCAGGATGCGATAGGTCGGGTCGTCGTAGTAGCGCCAGGCGTTGTACAGGTCGAGGATGGTGGACTTGCCAAAGCCGCGGAAGCAGCGCAGCACGGCCAAGGCGGCACGGTGCTGCAGCCAGTGGACGGCGCGCCAATGGATGTCCGGCACGTCCCACTGCCGCACCTCCGCCCACATGGCGAAGAAGGTAGGGAAATCGACCTTACTTGCTGCCAACGGGTTTCCCCATGACACGCTTCATCGCCTCGGCCGCTCGTGCCTGGGCTTCCTTGATCTGGCGATCGAGGTCGCTTTCGCGCTCGGCCCCCTCGGGTGGCGATTCGACCTCGTTCTTGCGCGCTGCCGAGGTGATGTCCATGACGTAGCGCAGCACGCCGCCGGTGGCCATCGCGTTCGCCTTGTCCCACTTCCGGTCGCCCCGCTCGTCGCGCGTGAGATCGACGGGCAACTTGCCGGCGCCGCTCCAGTTGGCCGGGTCGCCCTCCTGCAGGAAGACGTCCGCCAGCTTCTCGGACAGTTCGTTGAGCATCGTGATTTGGTCTGGGCGCATTTCATTCCTCCCACATATCGGGCCACCAGCGGTTGCCCTTGCTGCTGTTCGCCGCCTTCGGCAGCACCTGCATGTTCTGGTGAACGTGCAAACCACATACCGACTTGGACTGCAGCGGGACGATGTGGTCAACCGCATGCGGCGCTCCGGCTTGGGTGAGCGCTCGCGCCGCCTCGTAGAAGGGCATGATCTGATCGGGATCGCTCCATGCGACTACGGCGCGCAGCTCCGCAGCGCGTCGCCGCGCCTTGATGGCCAAGACTTGCGGCGCGTTCTCAGAAGCCCACCGACGGAACGATTCGCTCAGGCGCTCCCGGTTATCCGCGCGCCACTGCGCCGAGCGAGCACGGTGCCGCTCGATGTTCTCTGTCTGCCAGCGGACAGTGTTGGCAATGCTCCTATCGCGGTTGGAATGGTGCCAATCCCTTGAGCGGGCGCGCACCGCCTCAAGGTTCGCGGCGCGATAGTCCTTCGCGCGCTGCGACTTGCATGGCTTGCAGCGCGGAACCGCGCCGCCAGGGCGATCTGGCCGGCGATGAAACTCGGTGAGCGGCTTCGCAATGCCACAAGCGGCGCAGGTCTTCATTGGCCAACCGCCTTTCCGAGATCGGGGGCTCGGTCCGGCAGGCCTGTGCCAGGGGTGAACCAGTAACTTTGGCCCCACTCCTTCGAGGCCCGCTGTTTCATCTTGGACAGGTAGCCAGGGGACAGCGATTCCTGCAGCGCGTGCATGCCGGCGTGGTCGATGGCGGCCCGCGCGTACCAGAGGCCAAGGTATGGGGTGTTCGACCGAAGCACGCGCAGCGCTTGCGCGCCGGTGTGCGTTTCCTTGCCCTGCGACGCCTTCCATGCGTTCTCGACGCCGATGCCGACCGCTTCCGCCGCGGTGCCGATGGCCGGGCCCAGCGCGGTCTTGCCGGCGTTCGCCATGAAGCCGCCGTAGGACTCCGAAGGGTCGTTGAGCAGGAAGTCGCCAGCGATCGACAGGCCGCCACCTTGCGCCACGGCCTTGCCCCAGAACTTGCCGGCGTGGGGGCCGGTCATGTCGATGGGGTCTTTGCCCTGGATCATCTGCTTGGCCTGCATGGCGATGGCGCCCAGCACGGTCGTGGACACCATCAGCGCGCCGGCGTACATCACCCGGTTGGCCATGGCTGGTGCGCTGCCGTCGGTGACCTTCGGCGCCTCCAGCACGCGGCGCCAGTGCCGGGACACCATGGCAATCGGGAAGCTCTTGAACTGCATGACGCTGCGCGCGAGCTCTCCGCGCACGGTGCCGCGCTGGGTCGCGCCGCCGGACGCGATGGTCTTGGTGGCGAGGTCGGGATTCAGGACCGCATACTCGCTCTCGTCCTGGATCAGGCCGAGCACCTTGGCCACCACCTCGTCGGCCCGCTCGTCGCCGCTCGCGCGGATCGCCTCGGGCGTGAGGTGCTGCTTGCCGCTGAAGTCGGTGAGCTCGGCCTTCTGGATCACCTGCCAATCCGCCTCGGTGATGCCCTTGCGCTCCAGGTGCGTGCGGTCCCACTCGCCCAGCTTCGACCATTCGGTTTTCGACAGCCGGCCCAGGCCCTGCATCATCGTGAGGCTGAACGCGCGCCGCAGGGTGTCGGTCCAGAAGTTCATGAGCGACAGCTTCATGGTGCTGTTCGCCAGGCGCCCGGACCAGTTTTGCCGGATGTTGTCGCCAGTCCAGCGCTGCATGTCCCCGATCATCGATTCCGCGATGATCCCGTGCGTGGTCATGAAGTCGCGCGCATCCTTGGACGCCGCGCTCTTGCCGATGTTGCTGATGGCGTCCCAATAGCTGAGCTTGTTGAACCCCGTCGTGACGAAGAAGGTGCCCAGGTCGGTGATGCTGGAGATCACGGCGCCACCGAGCTTGCCCATGGTCTGCAGGTTTCGCACATCGGTGCCGATCTGCGCCAGCCGGGCCGACTGGGGCGTGCCGGCCACGCCGCTCAACTGGTCCCAGTAGCTTTGCGGGCGCAGGCCGAAGTCGCGCTGCACACCGCCGTCGGCGCGCTCGGCCAGGTCGAACTGCATGCGCATCTGTGCATTGGGGTTCGGGCCGTAGCGCTCGATCAGCCCGATGTCGCGCGCCATCCGCCCGACGTGCCCGATCATCGCGTCGTACATGCTGCCGGCGCCGAACTCCTGCGAGTAGGCCAGATAGCCGTCGGCGTCCTTGAAATGCAACTGCCGCGACTCGCTGCCGGCGTTCGCCTTGGCGCCGTTACCGCGGGACGCGCCCGGCTCGGTCTTGTTCAGGCCCTCGGTGGCGATGGTCTCCCATGCTTTGCCGAGAATCGCCCGCAGGTCCGCGTCACCGACGCGTGCGCCGGCCTCGTCCACGTAGCGCGCCCGGTCCAGCAGCGGCATGATCTTGTCCACCCAGGCATCCCGGCCAGCACTGCGCACGCGCGCGGCGTCGTGGGGTTGCGGCAGATAGCCATAGTCCAGTTTCCCGACATCGCCGCCGGCCGCGTTGAAGCGCTGGCGCAGGTTCTCGATCACCTTCAGCCACGCCTTGGCGCCCTCGCTGGCGACCTTGTTCCCGGTCGAGCCGTCGCCGTTGCGGAAGACCTCGTGCGTCAGGTCGCGCGTCATCACCGGGTTGTCGGCATCGAACAGGAACATCGCCACCCGCCGGCCGAGTCCCGCCCCCTGCCCACTCTTGGACGCATCCATCAGGTCCATCAGGTTGCCGACAGCTTCCTGCTTGATCCCGTTGATGTACTGGCCGGTCTGGTCGATGTCGTTCACCAGGGCGCGATTGCGCCCCTCCTTCATGCCTGTCATCGTGTCGCCGATGCGGGCGTCGGTGGCCGCGGTCTTCAGAATCTGGCGCTGGGCGTTCGCCACCTTCCGGTCGGCTTCGGCCTTGATGTCGGCCATGGCCTGCTCGGAAGCGGCCAGCACGCGCTCGTCCCGGCTCTTGGCCTGCCACTCGGGGTCGGTGCGCGCGAGTTGGCGCATGGTGGCGCTGATCCGGTCGTCCACGGCCTGGATCTGGGCGGCACTCAGGGGCTTGCGGCCCAAGGTTTTTGCCACGGCCTGCACGGCCGATGCACAATCTGGCTTCACATGAAGTCCTTCCTGTTGACGATCGCGGCTGTCGCGGTCATGTTTTCCCTTGTCCCGCTGTCCGCATGGGCGGCGCGCGGCCGGTGGCAGGACGCTTGGACGGCGGCCAAGGCATACGGCTTCATCCTCTGCCTGCTGATCGGCATCCCGGCGCTGATTGGGGCGGTGGTCGGCTTCATCTCATTCGCTTCGCAGTAGGCAGTTCACAGCCGTCTCGACGAAGGACGCTTCCTGCGCGTCTTCCTTCGCTTCCTTCTTCACCGCCTCGAGCAGGTCGCCCACGCGCTGCGGCTTGTCCATGCCTTCCAGTTGCACCATCAGGTCGGGATTGATCTCGGCCACCTCGGCGGCCTGCTTGTCCAGTGCGGCGGTAGCTGCGTCGGCCTTCGGCTTGGCGGCTGTCGGCAGGGGCGATTCGCCGGCGGCTTCGAATAGCTGGGCACCGGTGGCGCGCGCCGGGCGCGGGGGCATGGCGTCTTGCAGGGCTCGAGCGCCGTTGACCGTAGCCGCCACGCGCGATGCGCCGCTGATCGCACTGCGGGCCTGCCCCTCGTTCAAGGGCACATAGAAGGTGTCGGAACCGTCCTCAGCGTGGAAGATCACGCCGTCGTGGCCTTCTGCCTGCGCCCGACGAATATGCGCCGCCTCTGATCCAGGATTCGAAAACTGCTTGGCAGGTAGCGTGACCTCCAGCGGGTTCTTGATCGAAAGGTGCGCCGGCACGGTCATCGTGGCGCCCCGCACTGCTGCATATTCCTCGGCGTAATCGGCGTTCTTCGAATAAAAGCGCGGGCCGGTTTCGTCGAGATCGCTGGTCGCCCGGTAGACGGTCAACGGCTCACCCTCTGGCGTCCGCACCTTGCTGTCCACGAACCACGCGCTGAAGTCATTGGCCGCTCGCGTCATTGGCCGGTCAAGGATG